GTGTGACACAGTGAATTCCACATACATTCTTTCGAAAAACCGAAACTTCAAATCGTCCCAGCAGTAATTCTGCATATGACTCACTAGGGCACCCGCCAAATTTTGAATTGGCGTGACGCTCAAATGACGAACACATTTAGTAAAACGCTGGGGTACGAAAATTTGGGCTCCGTGTTTCTCGTAGAAACGACTGCTAAAAAATTCACTTCCTTCAAAAGACTCCACGCTCTTTACCTTGGTTTTGAAGCCAAGTTCAAGGGCATACTCTTTGTACTTTTCAATCGACATGCCGGGAATCGCTTTCCGAATGACATCATCCCCCCCACTGATCATGATAGATTTAACAATATCGCTATCGCTGAACCCAGCACGCATCATGATGAGGATGTCCACCAGATCTTGACCTCCCGAATTGATGAAGATCGTCATCAACCAGCCCGATTTCATGATCCCATCATGGTCCGTCGCAAAGACCGTTCCATTTGAGCATCTGATTCGTTTCGTGATCTTCACTTCATCAAACGTTTTCCGCACGTCAGTTTTGTACTCCGTCATCTCCTCATCGGTCATGTCCTTTGCAGGCACGGCTAATTCACAGGTGACTTCTCGGAGAACGTTGTAAATCCATGCAAAACAAGAATAGTCCCAAGTCTCTTTGTCACTCTCCCAAATTTCACCAGGTCCAAGATACGTTTTAAGGTGATCAATGTGACCCGGTTTAAGAGGGCTGAATGCATACTTGATTGGGGTTTTCTTCCATGTTTCAATTACACGGGCTAACAACGGTCCGAATAGAGCGTGGTTTTTGACGAGTTTATGAGCCGGATGACTCAGCACGACTCGCGGCATGCTTTTTTCCACTTTGTTGGCTTTATTGAACTCACCTTTACAAAACCCGGCATACTCAATCGCGTCGTCCCATTTTTGCAAAACAAGTTCTGCAAATCCGTCAACTCCGTAACGAGCAATCACTTGTTGATTCGTCACCATCCCCATCTCCTTAAAAGGGAAACCAGGACTCTTGGTGTCCTTCAATCGATTAGAATCGATGATAGCACCCAAGTTTTTCACTGACTTATACCCTTTGGTGACGGGAAAGCGAAGATTCTTCAAGCGTTCGAGTAAAA